ATTGGCAGGAAGGTAAAGGCACCACCATCAATGACTTCACCGAGTTCGATGCCTCTCAGCGCGGTGAGTCTGTGCAATTGGACAACTGTCTCTTGCGCTGGGTTGGGGCGCCCGAAGAGGTCCGTGACCTTTACCGGTACTGGAAAACGCATCTGGTAAGTGACAAGCTGGCCGCTGAGGCGCTTCGCACTCATCGAGCGACTGGTGAAAGTGGCACGTTCATTGGCAACACTTGCTACTCCATAGCTTGTTGCGCGCTTCTTTTCACCCCGCCTGCTTTGCACCGAGGGCATTGGCTCTTTGGCGGTGACGACATGGCCACTGATCAGGTTGTTCTGGCGCCCCCCGCTTCCGCGAAGTTTTACGCTCGGAAGATCCGCACTGTGTCCAAACTCCAGCACCCTGACGTTGCTGACTTTTGCGGATGGATCTTAACCAGCGATGGCATTCTTCGTGACCCACTTTTGATGTGGCTCAAAACGAAGTTCAAAATTGCTCGCGGTCAAGACCCGCTCACCTTCCTCGCCTCTTATGCCGTTGAGCTCAGTTTTACATACAAAAATCGCTCAGAGGCTTTCCTTCATCTGCCTGACACAAGCAAGGCCTGCCTTTTAAGCATGCTTGATCTCATTCATGCTAAGGTACCAGTTGTGTCCGCTGTTCATTTCGGCCGTGGTGCTGACGTCGTTGAAGTGCTTCGCCGACGCATCGCTTATTGGGAGTGTCACGATTTCAAAGGCCGTAAGACTGTTCTTCAGCAAGCTCGAAGAGCTCTTGTCAAACTTGAACGTGGTTTTAGCAAGGAGGAATCTTACATTGGTGACAGATTTCGTTTCTTGTCTTCACCTCCTCCTTTGCTTGAACTAAGATCATGTCCGCGCCCGTTGCCGCCTCTACCCAGTCCGGAATTGCTGCTCCAGCAGCACCAATTTCAAGCCAAGGCCAGACTGCAGTGCAGTCAGCAGTTTTCGACGCGGACAGTCAGCGCTTTGTACTTCCGCTCGTCCATTGCAAGGTGTCTGCCAAGTCAGCAGCCGGCGACGCCAAGCACCTCTATTGGGAACTCACTGAAAACGTGGTTTCTCAAACGGCCATCGCGTACTTTGTCGGACGCAGCACGTG